TATCTTATATGTTTTAAAAACCATTCTCCTGTTTTTGGAAAACACCCCATTATTAAGGAAATTGAATTAGTCATTAAGCTTTTGATCCTCCCCATCACATATCTCAAACCTTTCTTTTTATCTGAATCATTAACGTGATCTATATATTTTTCAAATGTATATTTGGTATGGTCTAATGATTCAAATGCTCTTATAAATTCTTATTCCAAATTTTACTTCTAATACCATCTTTTGAATCTTTAAACACATAAAGGATCTGGTTATAGAAAACTTGCTGCCTATCGTTATATAATCGCGCATATTGCATTTAAAGGGCAGGCTGCGTAACTAGCAACCGCTATAGACTTTGGTAGATTATCTATTTTTTCAGTAACTCGTCTTTTTGATCCATTTTTTGCACAAGTACAGAAAGGTGTGTATAGCTCTAACACTTATTCTCCGTCTAACAAACCCAGTTTCTCTTTGGTAATTGGATGATAAAAGGTCATGGATTGTAATACTTATGGATTAGTATTTATTATATCATAATCCTTAACACAAGTTTTATGATAGTATTCATTTCTTAATCCTCCTATTCTTGTAATAACTCTAGAAACTTATTTCGGTTCATAAAATCTGTTTATTAAACTATCTACATAATCATTAACATAATTTTTTGAATTATCGATAAATCTTAAATAACATTACAAAAACGCTTCTGCCACAGTCTCATCATTAGAACTTAGTATGCTCATTATCATGACAAACATATTTTTTGATATGATACTATTATCAGGTATTAGTTATCTATATATGTATTCCCATAAAAGTTCTCCATCTTTTGGAGCATTACGAGAAAAAATTTCCATATTTTTGTTTCTCATTAATATTTTCCACCATTCTTTCTTTTATGATAATTCTATATGTTGTACTCTTAATGTTTCGCTGCTACTTCTAAATATATATTGTAATGCATCATTAACTCTTTCGTCTAACTCTCCATATATGTCATAACAAACTTATAACTTGAAATCTAAAACCGCGTGTTTATTGAAATATTCTAAGTATCTGTTTTTCACCACTGTGAAATTATCAGCAGTCAAACTCAAACCAGTCATCAAAAATTTCAATCTTTCTACCATCTCCAATTCTATAACTGCATCTTTTTCTATTATGTGTAGATTATGTGTATATACTGGCACGGTGGGTACAGGTCCTTTAGGTATAACTAACCATACATTAAAACATATTTATTTTTTCTCTTCAAAAGGATACTCGCTCATATCATAATCTATCGGAAAATTGCACACTTCTAAGCTAACATTAAAATCCGCTTATCTCAACACTGCTCTATTTCCTTCTATCTTTTTTACGTATCCTAATTATCCAATGATTGCTGATTATTCATATTCTTTAGAATTGCAGAAAACAAAACGTGCTCTCTTGTCTTTACTTAATCTTGTAACCATTTCCTTCCATGTTTCCTCCTTCTTCTATTCTGGTTCAAATGTATCTGATGATATTCCACTTATTATCTCTGAGCATATTGAAGAATTCTATTGGCTATTCTTTCCATTAATGTGAGGTGTGTTAGGTTTATTGGAGGTTTTCTTTTATTTCTCTTTTTATTTTTATTAATCTGGCGTTTTCACCTCTTTATCGCTACCTATATACTTATAATAATTCTTAGGAACTATATATGCATGACAATTTTTGATTATAATATGTGTATCTTCCTTTATCGCTTCTGAACCTTTCACATATTAAATATTAATTCCCATTTATGATACGAAACTATTTAATTAATCGGTTTCTAATGAACTATCTCTGAGATCGAATCTATATACATATCTTGTATATTCCTTATCCTTAATCTCCATTCTCTCCCAAAAATTTCCGAGATCTTTTATCATTTTGACGCTGTATGATACATTTTTCACTTTCCCTGCTATGAAAGGAAAATCTCTGAATTTATTATATATAGATGCTCCGAAAGTTATATATTATGCGATAACTTCATCTGTAGAATTTGTTTGGTTTATCTTATCATCGAAATCGTCCGGTATTACTTATAACAAATAACCAAATGCGTTTGTCATACAGTAATTATATTGAGTATTATTTTTAAGATTGCAATCTGGCATTCCCCATACATCTATCCCGTTTATCTTTGTACATTCCTTTGTTAATGATATTTATACTTCTTTTTTCCAGTTCCCACCAACTCTAAAACGTGATAGGATTTATTGTACTATCATTCGAGAAAATTCCCAGTATACCTATACACGGAAATTAATGACTGTATTTACAGCTCTAACGAATCTATTGTATAAATAATTGCAGCAACAAAACATTATATGCCCTGCAGTCATAATTACTGGTATTAAAACTACACTAACTCCGAAAGTTGCTAGAGTAATGCTAACACACAAAATGAATCCAATTAGCATGAGGAAATGTCCACTCACATACATTCCCAAAATTAGTATGAACATAACAAATATTACTTATACTAGAATATACAATAAGCTAAGATCTGTGGCTACCCAGAAACCCCATGTTAACACGCACACTTATCCTCTAAATAACCATATTATATACCAAAATACTGAATTTAATACTCCAGTGAATGGTGAATACTTATATCTAGTAATTCCTAAAATCACCATGAAACATAAAATTACAAAATCTGTAATTTGTGTTTATTTTACTTCTTCTTAAGTATCATATATAAAGTTTATTGTACTTAATATGATTATTAACATTCCATGCATGATTCCCGTGAATTTGCTTACTTATTATGCTCCTATTATTCCGAAGTTTAATCTAGTTTATTTCCAATATTACATTAATTCTTCATGATCTTATTAAAAATCTATTTCTAGATTTATTTATTCAGGGACATGTGTTATGTTATCTCCTGAAAATTAAAATAATTTCATTAATTTTTATAAAATATTTATAAAAAATTGATAGGTCTCAGACAATACCCTTGTATACTAGGGACCTCCCGGTATACCTTGGATTTCCATATGGTTCGTAACATCCCCCATACTTCCATTGCTTCTCCTATTATGGTGACCGCTCTTAACGGCTTCGCAGGTAACAGGGTTACTTTCCACCCTGTAAGAAGTCACACTACGCAACATCTTGCTTCATGGGGTCACAGAATCATAAGATAACGATATCTTTATTGTAAAGGTCGTCTCTCT